TCGCTCCAGACCGTAGTGCCGAGCGACACGATCTGGTACTGGTTGCCTGCCACAAAACTTCCAGCAGGAACAATGTACTGGCCCTGCAAAATGGCGCCGCGAATAGCTTGCGCCGTGTTGGTGGAGTTTGCCGCTACGGATGCCGCGCGGCGAAGCTCGAATTGTTGCGCGTTCTCGGTGTTGTTCCCCAGCGTGGCCTGCACGGAACTCGCTATGGCGTCCCATCCAGGAGTGACTTGGTAGATCGTCATCGGCCCAACGTAGGCGGTAGGCCCGGGAGCCATGTTTACAAGAAGGAGCGGCGTGGACCCAGACGTGAGCGTGACGGCAGAAAGAAGCTGGTACAGACTTCCGGCCGCGTCCACCGCCACCGCGATACCGCTACCTATCACGGTGCCTACGATGCCCGTGGCGTAGCCAGTCACCGTAGTTCCAGTTGCCGCAAGCCTCTGCATGTACCAGATGTTTCCAATGGCGTCCTGCATCAAACCTTGCGCGTACTGCGGGTCAACCTGTGAGCAGACATTGAGCACGGCCGAGTAGCAGTCAGCTATGCAAGCTGCCATGGACGTGGCCAACTGCCCTTGCGGAGTTGACAGCGATGACGTGTTGTTTAGCGAAAGATTTAGCGTGCCGCCGAAAGCTGCCTGGAGATCCATGATCACGCCGGCAAGAATATCTTGTTCGGTGGGCATAGTGTACCCTGTGGCGGTGAGAGTTGGTGTCGGGACGTTAGTCATAGCGTTACTCCAGAGGCTTCACCGTTGACATCCAAAATTTCCACCGTGCCCGCGATGTCCCGCGACGGTTTGCCATTTGCATCCAGGTTAGACACAGATGCCACAGCTTCAACAACGTTAGGCACTGTGAGCGCGGCTTGCTGCATCAAGGAGTTGATGATTGCGGCATTGTACTGCTGCGAAAATACTTGCCCAAAGTACGGAACGCCGAGCGTCGTGTCGTAGTACAGCTCTCCCTGAAACAACTTGATAGCGGACGCCACATCCTGTGCAACGGCCAGCCCCTGGGTGTTCAAGGCGATGTCCTGATTCTGCAAAGTTGGTTGGAGCACGGAAAGGGACGCCGCCGTGGGGGCGGTGGTAAGATCCCATCCGTCGGAGTCCGGCGATAGCGCGAGCGTGGAAATATAGGTCGTCATTGTCATCACCCCGTAGGACCGTTAGACGTGACCGTGCTGCCGCCAGTTTGAACGCCGGTAACTTGGTGTGCATGGTTGTCGAGCGTATGGCCGTTGGAGGTTATCTGCGCGGTAGACACGATGGGCGTACTGACGGTGATCTGCCCGCTACCTCCGCCAGTTACCGCGCCCTCAAGCTCGGTACCGCCAACCACGACCAAGTTCTCGTCCACCTGTGAGTTTCCTGTGACGGTGGAGTTTCCGTTTACGACCAAGTTGGTGTTGACGGTGAACGCAGAGGGCGTGAGCACGGCCGACACACCGCCCAGAACTATGCTGATGGCTGCCGGCGTTACCTGGACGTAGTTAGTCGGAGCGGTTCCGAGATTCCACCCACCAAAATAGAGCGCATCGGCGAAATTGAACCTGCGCGCCGACGCCGGAGCCCCGGCTGCACCAGTGGACTTGATGGAAGAGATGTCACGATCTGCGAAGAGCGCAAACCCAATATCGTTAACCACGGGATCGATGATAAGCGCGTTAGCGCCGCCTTGGACACGAAGATACGGCACGCCGAAAATAGTAGTAGCCGGCCATACGGCCCCAGAACCATCAACCTGCCCAAGAAGCGGAAGCACGTCCACTGTGCCCACAGCCGAAGTGCCGCCGCCGTGGACAGCAACTACTTGCACCAGCGTTGCCACATTGAGCTTGGCGAGCGCGCGCTTAACCGCGAAGTCAAGCTGGTTCTTGCTAGTGTTGCCACTAGCAAGTTCCTGCTGGGGAATGACCGGGCGATCTGCCATCACGCACCTATCCAACTAGCGCTGAATTTCGTTTCCCACTTCCCATTTTGCTTCTCGCACTCCAGTTCGTGCTCAAGCCCGTGTACGCGCCACTTTCCGCACGCGGCCTGGATAGAGCTTTGCACAATCACCAGCCCTCCGAGCTTGATGGATGGATTGTACAGGCACTCCACCTTGATGCCCTTTTTGTCGAAAGTAGGGTAGCTCTTCATTCCGGTTGTGGCCGAGATCACCGGGACGTCGCCCGATCTAGCTGCACCGCGAGGAGCTATGAACATGACGCCGTTGTCCACGCCGAATTCAAGGTCCGCCGCATCGGCAAGATCCGCTGCTTGGTCGTACGCGCTTCCTTGAAGATATGGGCTGTGGACGCTCGCAGTGACGCCGTTGTTTTCGAAGGTGTAGCCCATCTGCCCAGACAAGCTTTGCATGAGCGTGGCCACAGACTGTCCGCCCTTGGAACTCTGCGGAGCGGCAGGGGCTACTCCGTGGTAGAACCCCTCCATGCTCTTGATCTCGAACATCAGTTCCGGTGCGCTCTTGTAGTCCGCACAGGCTTCTGTTATCTCACCCTGAAACGCCAAACTTGTTCCGTTGGTGTCCCCGGCAAAAATCTGTAGTTGGTTCTTGGAAACTTGCAGGGCCTTGAACGAAAGCATGGTGAGCTTGTTCATGTCAGCGCCAAGCATTCCGTAGATCTTGGCCGTGGCCTCGTTCTTAGACGGGTGTCCGCCCTTTTTGATGGTGACGGCGATCCGAAGTCCACTCAGCACCTTGACGTTATTTTTTCCGTCGAAAGTACCGCTAGCGAGCTTGATCGTTGCCTGGATTACTTTTTTGGTGTATGACAGCGGAGAGGCCATGGGTCACTTCATGTAGATGGAAATGTCACAATTCTGTGTTCCGAGCGTGACGCTCAACTGCTGTGAGGGGATGTCCTGGAGAGGAATGATCACGTTGGCGTTGCCGGAAGAAGCGTAGATCAGCACGTAGCGAGAGTCCAGGCCAGGACAAATGGGGTCTGTGTTGCCCTGCGTATCCACAAAGCCAATCTGCCCCACGAACCCAAGATAAGGGTAGTTGCCGATTGGTTTGTTGTTCAAGCACACCATGCCGGTGTATAGCACAGTGCCATTTACGGCGAGGTCACAATAGATCATTGTCATATGCCACGCACCGAGTTAGAAGAGTTGCCGTAAGCTTGTGTGCCGTTGAGTTTCTGCTGTGTGGTCTGTGAACTGTACGCCTGCTTCGCGCCCACGTTCTCATTGCCACTAGCGCTGGTAAGCACCAGTCCAGTGGCGAAAGGCGTAGAGCTTTTTTTCTTTTTTGGCGAAGATATTTTCTTGTACGAGGGGGACACTTGCCGAATCTGGACGAACTCCAGATCCACTACGAGCATGTTAGCTCCCTTGGACTGCGCACGTGGGTAGCTGAATTTTTCGAGCGTCATGCTTGCGTAAATTGCTTCCGGCGTGTAGATGCTATAGAGGTTTGCCGCCGCCACTTCGGTTTCAAGTACGACGATGAGCGCCGCCATGCCCGACTGCCCGCCCACCGCAAGACGAATCTTGGCTTTGGATGGCTCAAGAACTTTGTTGTAGCTTGTGAACGCTCCAAGCTCCACAGGAAAATCGCTGACCTTGGAATCGTGGTTGTACTTCAGGTCAAGAAAAGTGTCAACTGCGAACACCGCATTGCCAGACGCAGTGTAGACGCCCCACGTATTTACCGGAGAAGTGAAAGAAGTAGCGGCGGCCATTAGAACGCTCCATCACTTTGGTTCACAACATTTTCAAGTGCCCCGCCCACCCCGTTAGCGACCCCGTGCGCGTCGGTGGCCTGTGTCTCCACGGTCAGCTTTTCAATGTTGATGTGCTTGGAGTTATCCGAGTGGCGGCTAGAGGACATGATGCTGTTTCGTGTGGCCGGGGAGATGGCCGTACCGGCACTCGGCGCGGACACTCGTGTGGCCGGGGAGATGGCCGTACCGGCACTCGGCGCGGACACACCGTGTGCTCCGGCGTGCGGAGTCTGGAACAGCCCGCCAACTCCAGCGTAGGCGGGCTGTGGGCTTCCAGTGTGTGATACCGTGGAATTGACCGTGGCGGAGAGCGTGCCGCCGAGAATTTTGTTGAACGCCGACACTACCGTAGAAACCACCTTACCTACCGCAGCCAGCTTGTCTTCTATCCAGTTAAGCGCCGCAGCGGCGGCATTCTTGATCAATCCCCACGCGGCCTCGAAAACGTGAAACTTCGCACCAAGCGCCACGATGATACCGATCACCGCCGCTATTCCGGCAATGATCCACGCGATAGGCCCGAGCCCCATGATCCATGCCGCAGCCATCTGAATGCCGGCCCATGTTGCGGCTGCTCCGGTAGCGATCCACCCACCAACCACAACGGCGGCACTCGCCACAGCCTGCGCAGCGTGCGCGATCCAGCCAAAGATCATCTTTCCAGCAGCGGCAGCGGACTTGGCGGCTGCGCTTTCCGCATGTGTCTCCACGCCAAAGAACGCCAGAATGATTTGCACGCTATGCGCCATGGCCATGGTGGAGTGCGCCGCCCACGCAGCGATGGACAGGACTGAACTGTGGATGGTGGCGACAGCCATGAACCCGGCCATGGCGGCGATGCCTATCAGCACGTCCTTGACTACCTGCCCGTGATCCACGGCCCAATCACTGAAATTCAGGAGCGCATCACCTAGCTTCTGCATGGCAGGAAGCACCCATTGGGCAATCGTCTCCGTCACCTTGTCCATGGAGAATTTAAGATTCTTCATCATCTCCTCGGTGGCCGCTGACCGTGCCAGGTCAGCGTCCGAAGCGACGTACTTCTTGTTCTCATCGATCAGTTCGTGCATCTTCTCCTTGCCCTGGATAAGAAGACGAACCTGCGCGTCACTCATGCCTAGCCTGGAAAGCGCGGCCTTGGCCCGGAAGAAGTCCATTCCCTGCATTTTCTCGGAAAGGATGTCCATGGCTTCAACGGGCCCCTTGCCCTTGAACAGCTTCTCTCCAAGAGCTTCGGCGGACTTGCCCACGCCGCCCATAACGATCCCGAGCGCGGTAGCCGCCATCTTCGCACGCGGCAAGGCGGTGCCAATTGCGGCTAGCTTGGTTCCGAGCTGCTCCACCGCCTGCATGGTGCCCTCCATGGAGCCGCCCTCTTTCTCAGAGGCCATGCCGAGAGCTTCGATCTCCTGAGACGTCGTGTGCGTCTCCTTGGCGAGGCGACCAAGGGCAACTTGCGATTGGATCATGTGTTCCGTGAACGCCGCGAGCGCGCCCACACTGGCCATAACGCCGAAAAATTCCAGCGCGTGCTCCTTCAGCCCCTCGAAAAACTCCTTGCCCTTTTCTGCCTGCTTTTCCATGCCCTGCTCGAACTTGGTTGCATCAAGTCCGAGCGAGACAAGGAGTTCTTCGAGTTGACTGGCCATGTTAATCCGCCTTCACCATCAAGTTCTGGTTGTAGTTGTTCACCGAAATTACTTCGTAAAGATTGTACATATCTTCGGTGCCGTAGACGGTCTGTAGTTCGTGGAACGTGGCGTACTTGCTGCTGATTACCACGCCGGATATCGCGCTGACGTTTTCGTAATCTACGAACTTGTACTTGGGGCTGCTCTGGAAGCCCAAGTCCGGATTTTTTCGGCCAGCGAAAAACCCATGTGCAACTTCAGCACCTCCTTGCGCAGAAAAATGACCGTGTCGATTTCCTCAAGGTCGAAGTCGTTCAAGGAGCGAGTCAGCAACGGCTCCTTGATCTGTACGCACTTCATCATCTCGTCCAGTAGCGGTTCCACAGCATCCCAGTTCGCGCCGGAAAGCATCCCAACGCCCATAGCGGCGAGAGTAGCCATGCTCGCGCCGGCCGCGCTCTGGGGCATGGCGATCTTGCCGTTGCCGACGATAGCGAGAACGGCGCGGTACGCCCACTTCTCAGCGGGAATAGCAGCCATCTCGGTGATGTGAAAAACCTTGCCCTTGTCGCGTCCTTCGGTGTCGATGGTGATGTCGATCTCTTTTCGGCTCCCCATGGCTACATGTTCGCTTTCTGGACGCTCTCGAAGCTGATCTCGAATTCCTGCGATTCGAGCATCTTCTTGGCATCCGGAATGGGCTTGTAGTTGACGAGCCCGCCGTT